AAAATATGAAGAAGCAGGGACAAGGTTTACAGACATATTCAACTGGCATCTTTGCTATGGTGCTGTTCTGTGCCACCCTGATTACTTTGCTATGGCATACTTTTGTGACTCAAGTGACCCAGAGCAACCAATTTTGCCATGCGATAAATACGACTGCGTTTACTTTACATGGGGAGGAGGATGTATGCGTTCCATTTTTGAGCCATTCCTTGACCGAGTTAAATACGTTGCATTCCAACGAGAAACAAAAGGATCGGAAAAAATGCGCGTAATGGATATTCGGAAAATGTATTCAAAACTAAAGTAGATATGAGTAAGCTATTCAAAAAACCCAAGGTTCCAAAACCCCAAGACCCATCAAAATTTTTTGGACAACAGGCTGGAAACCTTCTTGGATACTACAGAGAATATGTGCCACAGTTTCTTGGGCTTCAAAAAGAACTTTCACCACAGTTTTTAAGTCAATACTTTAGTGACGCTGGAGGGTTTCTTGGTGGTTTAACTGGTCTTATTGGAACAGGTGTTGAGCAAGCAGGCGAAATGCTTGGTGAAGCAAGGGGTGCTGAACTTGCTCAGATGACATCTCAAGCCCCCCTTACTAGGGCATTATTTGAAGCATTGTCGCCGGAAGCTGCGGCACAAGTACAAGCTGCAACCCGTGAGGCGGAACAGGCTTACCGTAGGGCGGATCAACGACAGCTTTCCCCACAAGAACAGCGGGATGTGACACAGCAGACCCGCGAGGCGTTTGGTCAGCGTGGCATGCTTGGCTCTACCGGCTCCGTGGCAAGCGAGATCCTCAATAGGGACGTGTATCGCAGGGGGGTTCAGCAGGAAGCCAGAGCAGAAGCCGCACAAGCTGGAGGAAGAGCATTCAACCTTGGTCAGGGGTTTTATGGTCAGGGGTTGAATTTACTTTCTCAAGCACCGCTGTCATACCAGTCTGGAGTAAATCTTGCCAGTGCCTCTACTGTTGGAGGTCAGGCTGCAACCGGGGAGTTTGATTATAACATGCCTATTGGTTTAGCGCAACAACGTGCTGGCGCATTGGATAAATACAACATGGCAAAATATGAAGCTAAGGCTAAAAGATATCAGGGTGCAATGGGTTTACTTGGTCAAGCTGTTGGTCTTGCTGCAATCCCATTTACTGGTGGACTATCCGCTGGTCTTGGTCTTACCGGGATGGCTGGAGGGGCGGCTGGCGCAACAGGATTTGGTGGGTTGGGGCTTTCGGCAGGTATGGGTTTAAGTAATTTATTTGGAGGGATTCCAAGAGCAACACCAGTTTAACATCATGGCACTAGTAGCAGGACAGGTTCCAATCTCAGGTTATCAGATCCCGGACTACTCTCGGGTTGGGCAGATCGCGGCAGAAAGCGAGATGGCACCTCTACAGGTAGCCACTGGACTCATCGAGCAGTACAAGTCATACCAGAAAGAACAGAAGGAGGCAAAGAAGCAGGTTTCTGCTGCTAAGACGTTTGCCAAGGCGTTGAAGGTGTACACACCGGAGATGTCACCAATCCTCGACGAGACCATTGCTCGACTCAGCGACGAGAACATTCCGATCAGTGATCGTTTGGCTGATTCTCAGGCGGTTGGAATGCTGGCAGAACTTGGAACGCTTGGCGCAAAGCAACGTGCGATTGCCGTGCAGGAGCGTCAGGCTGGGATGAGGTCCGGTGGACGATTCTTTGGGTACGGTGGAGTAGGTGGTGGTATGCCAGCAACAGTGCTTGGTGCAGACGCTGGTCCAGTTCCCGGAACGTATGGAGGAATTATTTCACCGGGATCAGAAGCCGATCAGTACACAAGTCTGTTCAATGAATATGGTAAGGTTGCTGCCGCATCGGGTGCTGATCCAGCTAAACTTTCTAATGTAACTAAAGACTACATCAACGCAATAACTTACGGTGATCCAAATGCTGTTAGGGCTGCGGTCGAGAATATGAAGAGTCTTATTCCAAAAGGTGCTGGTGAGCTTGAGGGTAATGTTGATATTGAAACGACTTCTGGTGATGTGATCTTTGGTCAAAAGGACAAGGCTGGAACAATCTACGCCAATGGAATGGCGATGAATCAGTTTGGCGAACGACGTCCAGAATTCTCACCTGTTACAAACGAAGCAATTTATTCTGCAATGGAAGATGGTGTTCTTCCGCCACTACCTCAGGAAGATGTTCCTGTGGACCAGATCCCGCTTGTTCCAGCGGACCAGCCCCTGAGTGTTCCATTAGGTCAAGGCCAAGACTTGGCCCAACCACAACAGGTTCCTCAAGCCGCTCCAGACACGCTAGATACGAGTAGGATGCCAAGTATTGCGCCGGGTGCGCCAGAGGGTCAGCAATACACTGGTGGGTACGATGTTCTGAGAACTGACATTCCGATTGACCAGATGAGTCCAGAACAAGCCACCGTTGAGCTTGAAAGGACCGAAACACTTACTCCGTTCCAGCGCAAGTTGGCAGATGACGCAATTAGCGAAGCATCGCAAAAGCTCGAAAGCGTTCCAACTGAAGAGGTTGAGAGAGACATGAAGTTCATCCTGCTTACGCGCAAGGACGAGCAAATCATGCCGCCAACCGGGGTGGCCCGTGTTCTTACTGATGAGCAAAAGAAGGCACGCTCAAATGCGGTTTACAACATGGCTCGAAAGCGTTACGCGCAACGCGAATACGCTAGGGAGATTATTGATCGCTTTGCGAGAATCCAGAAGATTTTGAACCACCCTCAGGCATCTGAGTTCTTTGGTCAGAACGTGCCACAGAAGAAGTTGAACGAGTTCTTGAACAGATACCCGGATATTGCGAGCGAGTTTGAGACGCTAAAGGGTCAGGACTTGGTTAGAGCACTACGAAGCATCAAAGAAAAAACCGGGACTGTTGCCCAAACGTCAGACAGGGAAAGCCAAGCGTACCAAGCATCCGTAAACTCGCTCAACATCAACCAATCTTGGAACGATACAGGTGCCAAGGGTGAGTTGTTCAGACTTCAAGCACTGTTGGTACGCGAAGCTAAGAATCTCGGCATGAACGAATCGTTGTTCTCTATCGAGCCTAAGTTCGACGCTCAAGGCAACAGGGCCGGGCAGAGAATCATTGCTGACGAGATTCGCAAGAGCTACAATGATCCGTTGTACTTCCAAGACGAGGTTGACTATTTCACGAAAATCGCGAGGCTCAGGGACAGGGTTTCCGGTGGTCAACAAACCGGACAACCTCAGTCTCAATCAGCAACGAATCAGAAACCTTTGAAGGATGCGGCGAAGAAGATAAAAGACGGTGGTTTATAATTTTATACATCGAACACAAAGCACGACATGGCGGCAACTGCTGATCAAAGAACTGTACCCGGATATGCTCCAGTTTATCAAAAACCAAAAAGACAAGACGATGATCCGTTCAATGTCCTCGGTGAAGATAAAAAGATAGTTTTAAGAAACGCAATTTCCGCTTTAGCTCAGGATAGGCAGTCATTTATTTCATCTCAACTACAGGAGGGGCAGCAGCCTCCTGATGTTTCTAGGTTGTTTCCTGCGGTAAAGGATCCAGAATCAATCATTGGTCTGGGTTACGCAACACCAGAGGGTGATCCAACAGATGCTGGAAGCATTCTCCTTACTGGCAAGAAGTACGGTCTATTCAACGAGGATAACTCGATTTCAAACAAGGGTTTGGCCTTGTTGATGAACGAGGACGAGGTGATTCGTTCTGCCCCAAGAGAGGTTTATAGAGAGTGGGAGAAAATGGGTCTTGAAGACCTTGGTCAGCCCGAATCCGAATGGTTGGGTCCGATTTGGAATATTGTTAAAAATGTTCCCAAAGCTGGATACCATTTAGGTAAGGCATGGTGGCAGGCTGGAAGATCTCCAGAGGGTGTTACCCCGGAGGATTATGTAACTGCGGTTGAAACTGGTGGTCAAATTTTAAAAGACACCGCGACATTACTGGAGGGAACGAAGAGAGTTACTGGCGAAGCGTTTGTCAGAATGATGGAAGAGGATCAAGTTCAAGATGATGCTCTTCTGGAACTAAGAAGGGAATTCAAGAGAAACACTAGAGACCTCAACAGGCTGGATTCCGCAGTCGCTCTTGAAGTTACTCTTGGTGCAAAAGGAATTGTTGATTCCTATGTTGATTCAATTTCAAAACTCCCACTTAATAAACAGGAGGAGGCTAAACAGCTTGGTCAATCAGGAGCACTTCTTGCCGGAATAATTGCTGGGCCGGAGATTGCTGTCTTAAAGGCTGGATACATTGGTGGTAAAATGGCATTCGCTCCAGTATCGAGGCAATTCATTCGCGCAGAAAGAGCGGTTCAGGATTACGCTGACGCACAAAGGCAGATCAATAGTGCGAGGCTCCGTTCTGCTCACTTCCAATCCGTGGCAAACAAGTTGCCAGAACGTGCTGCGTTCTTTGAAAGACAAGCCGACAAGTTCAGTACCGCTGGAGACATTGATCGTGCCTCGCGTATTCGTGCTCAGGCTGAAAAGATGAGGGGTCTCGCAAGCACCTCAGCCTCAAGGGCCGCATCGCTGACAGATGAGATCGCTGAACTGGAAAGAGTAATCCCCGGTCTGGAGAAGGCGGCTTCCGCAGGAGACACCCTAGCAAGGGTGAGCGCAGCGGCGGCACAGCTTCAACGCGCACCGTTTGAACTCATTGGTGCCCCGCTACAGGGCACTGGTGCCGCCCTCATTGGCATTGACAGGGGACTTAAATTCTTGTCCAACAAAGTTGGCATTGGGAAGGCTTACGACTACCTCAACAAGTTCAGCACGGTTGGTCTCGGTGGTGGTGTCGCAGCGATCAGTGGGTTCGGTCCGATGGCATTTCTTCCCGTCGCAGTTAAGACGACCCTATCGGCTGGACCACTCCTGAACGAGATCGGCAAACTAACTCGTACGCTTGGACGCGAAGGCGCAAAAGTTCGCGGAAGCATCCCGTACTGGCAACGTGTTGCGAATGCTAGCGTAAATCCAAAGACCAAGTGGTTCGCTCATCGAATGAGTGAGGTCGAGTGGGGTCTTGGAAAGGCAAATCAATTGACCCGTGGAGCGGTTCCGGGGGCGGTTCGTGGTTCCATCGCTGGTTTCCCCGTGGATCTCGGTTTCGAGTACATCTACTCTGGCGGAGAGCTTGGCTGGGAGCAGTTGAAGAACGCATCGGCTGAGTCAATCATGCTTGGTGGATCCGGTGGTGCTTTGGGCGGGATCTCGGTTAGCACCAGAGATAAACTGATCAAGGTTCACAATAACGACGCGATCAACTTCTACCGTGAACTGAAGACGCCGGAACAACGGTTGGCGTTTAACTCGTTGTCTTCACCCATGAAAAGGATTGTGGGTAACACATCGGCGGCTTATCCCGGATTGAATATCCGGTTCACTAATACTGGTTCTGGTATATTTGATGCAAGAACAAATACAATCTCAATCAATCCCAGCTCATCAAATCCTCTGGCACCATTAATTGGTCATGAGTTCTCGCACTACATCTCCATTCGTAACGGGATGGAACCAGCAATCTCCGCCATCTTAGTTGGTGACGGCGTGCAGTCTGGGGGGCTTCTTCGTCGTTCCGATGGCACTCTTGATCCTGATTTTGAAGCGTGGGGCAACGAGTACAACAGGAGGCTGGGTCTGCAACATGAACGTGAGATGAGCGCTAGGGTTGCGGCAGGGGAAAAAATCTCTCCATCACAACGCGAGTTCAAACCACTCAATCAGAACCAGTTGGCAAACGAGTATTTCTCAGAGGTTAACTCTGAGGATCTTGCGGAAATGGTTGAGGGTGGAAGGTTAACACAGCTTGCACAGAGACCAGCATCAATCCAAAAGGTTCTGTCTGTTGCTGAATCACTTATCGACAAGTCTTCAATTCTTCGCGATCTGCACTTTAAGATCGGAGGAATGATGGACACTAAGGGAAAGATGGTGATGGGGAGTGGTCTTCTGTCCGAAGGAATCAGGCAGATTCCACAAATGCGTAGGATGTACCAAAAGATGGTAGCGGATACCGCTGGTCGTCCGGCATACACCAGAAGAATCAGCAAGCAAGAAGCTGAAGGTATTGAAGTTCCTGATACCGGATTTCAAGATCCGATCCACGATGAAATGTTCTCTGTGTATGAAACGGATGACAACGGAATGGTGTTACGAGACAGGGATGGTCGCCCGATTCCGCTTGATACCGGGAAGGATCAGGCAAGAAGCCAAGCTGGACTTGTTTTGATTGAGAATGCAGCGGCAAGAGAGCAATCCGGTCAACAGGTCGAGGGGGAGTTGAAGTACAACCCTGATCTAGACAGGTGGAACGGAAGGTTTTTGACTGACGAGCAGATCAAGATTCTATCTGATTCTGGAATGTTTAACAGTAAGCAGATCAGGAATATCCGCACACTAAACGAGGTCGCCCGTAGCGGTTCCGGTAAGAGGTTCCTTACGATCTATCAACCAGCCCTAGAGAAACGCAAGGGTCGTCGTGCGGCTTACAAGCCGCAAAAGAAAACCATGCGTGAGATTGTTCCGATTGGAACAAGCATCACCAAGGACGGTAACATCCTGATTACCCTGATGTCCGTGAAGCAACTCCACGCAAACGTGATGGAGATGGCTGGCAAGAAGATGGGTGCGAAGCTGTACAACGGAGATCCAGAGGCGATCATGGCCGATGTGCTTGAGGTGATCAGGCTGCACGGTGAGAACAAGTCCGCCGACCTGTACTTCAAGAGCAAGCCGGAGTACTCAGCGGATTGGCAGAATCGAAAGAATTTTATCAATGCGGTGTTCGGTGCCGTTGGTAAGGGTCAGGCCGACTTCAATCCAATCCTCAACTCAACAAAAGCACAGAACGGTGTAGTGAAGACGTACCGTGCGGATCGGATGAACAAGACCATTGCTCTGGAGGGTGACACCGTTCTTCCGTACAACAACAACCTTGTTCGTATCAACTACATGCCGGAGGGTGAGCCGATCACCGACGCAAGTGGCAATATCGTTGGCATGGCACCGATTGAGTTCGATCAACAAGATTCCGGTCTGAGGTTCATGCCTGAAAGCTCAAAAGCAACACCGTCAGAGGGTAGAAATCTTGACAATTACAAGTTCTACTCGCAACTGGAAAATGTCGTCGCCCAGAAAGTTCCCAACCGGGCTACACCTGCCCAGATCATGGCCACCATCGACCCGACAAGGGGCAGTGGTGTCAAGGCCGAGGAAATCAAGTGGAGCGGCATCCAGCAAGCCATTGAGCGTATTGCGGCAGAGAACAACGGCAAGGTGCCGAAGGAGGCATTGCTTGCCTACTTGCGGGATGAGGGGCAGATAAAGTTTGAGGAGGTGGAGCGTGGCGCAGTCAGGAGAGATGCCGTCGAACAGTGGCAAGCGGTGAAAGAATTCTTGTTTCCGAGTGTCGCAGAAGCGGATCTAACGGATAATGAACTGCGGGACATCGACAACGAAATCCGCAAAGAAAATGAACGGGAAGAAGCTACGCGTTATGAGCAATACCAAATCCCCGGCGGCGAGAACTACCGGGAGGTGGTGCTGGCGATGAATGATAGTAAAGAACCGAAGGTTGTTCCGCATCCGTCTCCCGAGAAACTAGGTTATGTCGCAGGGTATGGATTTGCTTTGCAGTTCCCTGACGGGACTTATGCAGGAGGGGAAAACCCAACATTTTGGGAAAGCCGGGAAAAGGCAGAGGTTGGAACATACAAATACGGGGAAGAATACGGGAGGAACACTTACACCTCCACCCACTTCCCCGACGTTCCCAACTACGTCGCGCACATGCGTCTCAACGAGCGCGAGGGCGGGCTGTTCATCGAAGAGCTTCAATCAGACAGGCATCAGGCGGGACGGGAGAAGGGGTATGGTGTGCGAGATGTCCCATTTACAAACCCAGACATTCGGCAACGAGAAGATGGTAAATGGGGTGAGTGGCAAGAAGGAAGGTGGGTTTCTACAAGATTCCACGAAACACGGGACGAGGCAGAAGCATATCAGCAAAGAATTAATCGCGCTGTTCCTCCGCCATCCACAGTTAAGGAGGGTGTCCCCGACGCCCCCTTCCGCAAGGACTGGCCGCTCGCCCTCTTCAAACGCGCCCTGCGGGATGCCGTGGCGACAGGCAAGGAGTGGATCGGGTGGACGACGGGAGAGACGCAGGCCGACCGTTACGACTTGAGCAAGCGGGTTGACAGCCTGTGGTATCACAAGTCGGCGACTGGCTATGACCTGCAGGCCGTGCCAAAGGGCAGAACTGAGGCGCAGTCGATCGCCAGAAACGTACCTGTTGACAAGCTGCCCGACTACGTCGGCAAGGAACTGGCCGGGAAGATCATCGCTGGCGAGGGCCGCGAGATACCGCATTCCCCATTCACAAAGCTAGAGGGTGGCGACCTGACCATCGGCGGCAGCGGCATGAAGGGTTTCTACGACGGCATCCTGCCGAAAGAGATCGGCAAGTATGTGAAGCAATGGGGCGGGAAGGTGGAGAAGTCGCAGATTGGTCAATCCATCTCCAGAGAAGACCTAGACATGGGAGACCTCTCTGACGCAACCCCAGAGGAACTCGCCCAACTGGAGTCACAGGGTGTGGTGCAGGGTAAAGCCGTTCCCATCTGGCGCGTAGACATCACCCCAGAGATGCGGAACTTGGGGCAGACAGGTCAGGCGAGGTTCATGCCGGAGGTGGATTTGAATAAGTTGCCAGAAAATGTTATCGTTCCAGATGACATTGATGTTGGCAAAGAGGTTGCAAAAGGAAAGAATTCAATACTCAAAGAGGGTGATTCTATTGGGACATTCAGATACCTTCCAGAAGGATTTGCTGAGAAATTTGCAATTAACGATCAGGATCGTGAGTACTTAAAAGGGAAAAGTGGTTTCGCGTTTGTTTCCGACTGGGCGGACAGTGAAAGAAAGTATGTCACAAAGAATGGTAGAGAGATCGATGTGATGTATGGTGGAATCGGATATCCATTCATTCCAGAAATGCAGGGTAAGGCTGCGTGGGCATCAACCCGTGGGGGGAAAATTGTTGGTGCTGTAGCAAAGAAAATTGAATCAACGGATGGGGTTGGTCTAATTGTTCTTGGTGGAAAACAGTCAAGCGCGTCCAGTAGGGCGTTCTCGATAGCATTTACCGAAGAACTCCTTGATGCGGTTGACAACGGAACAGATGTGGTTCTGCTAAATGATGCGATTAAAAAAGCATTCATTGATTACAACGACTTTCTGAAAAGAAATAAAAAGAAAAAACAACTACCTATTGCTGAGTCAATTACTGATTGGTCAAACGCCTTTGGTGGCTTGACGTTTGAGGACAGGGCTGCTCTTGTGAAAAGAATTGGATCTCATGCGAACAAAAAATCATTGGGAATTCTTAGTTGGAATGATGTTCTGAGAAAGTACAATATTCAAAACAAGGATTACGCCCCCGGTCAGATTGTTGGTATTGTTGAGTTCTCGAAAAAAGCAGCAATGTCAGCAGAAGAGGCTGGGGTTCCATACCATCCATCGTATGAGGCAGTGTTCCCCGGAAGGAAAATTGGCACGATTGATCAAAAACTGATGATCGGTGATTTCTTCAAGGACTTCTTTAATCAAGAAAAAACAAAACCAGCATCATACACCAGAAAGGTTCAAACAAAAATGCCAGTGTTCACAATCGGCGAGGGTAGTGCATACCTTCCGAAATCAACGAAGAAATAACCAATGCCAAAGAACCCCACAAAGAAGCAGGTGCGCTACCTCATGAGCAAGGGATCCCCGCTTTCTCCCTCCCAGAAGTCCAAGTTTGAAAAAGAGCTACACTCTGGTAAGGTGAAGGTTAGGAAGACCAAACGCAAATGAGTGAACTGCCACAGATCAAGGAGGACCACACGTCAACCGAGTGGTTCCAAGAAGTTATTCGTCGCGCCGAGGAGCACGGTGATAAGAAGCGCATCGAGTTCTGGAACCCACAAGCTGCCGCCAACGTCCTCTGGATGCTCGCGCAGGGCAACAGTGTGGCTGCGGTGTCCAAGGCGACTGGCGTTGCCCGTGAGACGATTCGCGGACTATCGTGGCGGCACAACGACACGCTGGAGACTAAGCGCAAGGAGTTCTCGCAACGGTACGCGATTGCCGCCGAGGAGTACACGGATCTCTTGTTCAGCAAGGCCGAACAACTGTGCGACAACCCGGAGGAGCTTGCGAAGATTGGCCCAGACCGTCTGGCGTTGACCGTTGGCATCCTTACAGACAAGGCGTCTCAGTTGAGCGGTATGGCTGGGGTGGTGATCGAGCACCGCAAGGGTGCGTCCATCGACGACGCAGCGAGATTGATCGCTGAAGCCCGTGCGAAGATTGCAAAGAAGTCGATCATCATCGATGCTGAGGTTGTTGCATGA